TCGGCCAAGTTACCAGCTTAGCCCGTTAAACCTGTTTCCCAGGATGCATCTCTTCATGTCCACATGAGGTGATTAGGTATACCAGAGGTACAAACTCCTTGGTGTCTCACGCCAAGGAGGTCCAATTTTATACTGCATGGACTGAACGCAGTTGCAACCTTAGTTGCGTGCCCCAGGGATGGGTTCTATGAGATCAATCTCATATGAGACAAAGACGTCGCCCGTTGCACCAGCCACACCACCTGATGATCCCATCCACAATTGTCCAGGACCATACTGATTGCGATCATCGAGACCAATCGTCCCGTAGTCTGTGAGGTTGATGTACTTGTACCACAGCTTGTCTTGCCTATTGGTGTCAACTTGTACCACCACTGCACCTGGAACTTGATCAGGCCTTCTAGCTGTATCATGGAGTAGACAGGATCCCTCAAATCCGCCCCACACTGGGGTTGTGACCGAGTTAGCTGTCATCTGTATCTCCTGTACGCTAGTGGCATCAGCATCCCCAATGTCGTATGAAAACGCCATTGCGAACCTTCCAGCCGTCGTGGTCGGAACAACCGGCACGTATATAAACCATACCCGTACCCAGCGATGCTTAGAGAAATTTGTGGCAATCCCGTTGAGCCACGTGAAGTTGGCTGGTATCAACGAGGATTTGTTGAACACGAACGCTCCCAAAGCCCCTAGAAAGGGACTAAAGAGCAATTCGGTGTTACACACCCTGGTCACCACTCCGCGCTGAGAGATAGCTGGTATCCCGTTTGTGCGAGAAATGATGCTACCCCCAGCGCTTGGAGCAGTGATGGCAAGGGACCGCAAGATAGGCATCTTATTGCGTCGCTTCCGTTTGGCCACTCCCCCATTGATTGGAATTTTCCGGGGAGGAGCCGTGGTTGAGGTCTTTGATTTCGTCATTCAATTTGTGGAGTATTTAGGAGCTTGCGTTGCACCACCAATGGTGATGTACTGAATTTTGGAATGATCGTGTGTGAAAACTTGGTTAAGGCTTTCAGGAGGGGGCATGGACAAAGCACCAATGACTGCAATGAGCACAATGGTGATGATCCACCACCCTAAGAGTGGCAGACCACTGGCTTGCTGGCAGCAGCTACACATGCTAAAAATGGAAGTGCTGGGTGAATTCGACTCTCTCACCCACTACGGTCATTGAGACGGCAGGCCCTGCCGCTGCTTTAACCTCAGCTTCCTTGACCACTGCTTGCCTAGCAACCCCTTTATACCCACCCCCCTCCTGTCTGTCCACCGATCTTCCTTGCCTCGGCTCCACATACTGCTGTTGTTGGTTCTCCATTTGGTTAGATTTCATGCCCTCGAGTAAGAAACGAGTGACACCCGCTCTTCTATTTGCTCTATGATTGGAGCCATAGAAAGGGGGGTGAAGTCGTTCTCGAGGGCAATCTGCTCATCTGGTGTTAGCCCAAAGGCCAACCAAAAGGAGAACCGTGACTCCTCAGAGGGGCCCAGGCCGGTGTACTTGTCCTTGCGCTGCATTTTGTATTTCCATGACTCCATGGCGTACGCCAGGTCGCTGCGCGCATGTACAGTATCTGAGCAGGTGGGGAATTGTTGGTAGAACCTGTGCAGAACAGGAACTCCATCATTGTTAATGCGCCCCCCCTCCCCTACGGCAGATATCCATTTCAGAGCATTACGGGCATCAGCTATGTCAGTAAGGCAATGAAGATCCTTAGACATAGACTGATGCAGGTTGCGTACCATGCGGTATGAGCCCGCAACCAGCACAGGTCGTGTTTGGCAGAACTCAAGGTGCTCGAGAACATCTACAGTTGGCTCCACCTTCATTGTGAACCCCAACTCCCTGTAGTACTCAATGAGCCCAGTTCGGACTCGAGCTTCATCCTTTCGCTCAACCACAAGCATGCAATCGTCGCCATTGTTCGCCAACCTGAAGTGGCGGACCCTTCGTTTTGTGCACCAGTTGTGAACTGTAGCGCACATTATCAGACAATTGCCGCTTGAGGTGTTCATGTCGCCAGACATTCTGCATCCCTCAACTCTGTAACGGATTTCACCGTCAGGGCACCGTGCTAACCCTTTGTTGTTGATTTGCCAAGATAGGAGGCGCCGCAATTCAGCTCGTTGTGTGGCGGGAAACATCTCCAACCACACACTGTGCTCAAACTCCAGTGCCTCCTTCGATATGTGTTGATCAAATCTGGAAGCATCCATACCAATCCCTATAGGATCGCGGAAGGAATTCCACATGGCGTGAAACTCCTCCCCAGCCTCATCGGCATTGAGACCCTTGAAGATAGTACGGCCCCCATACACTTTGTTGATCCCCTTGAACAACAACTCTTCCGAGTGCCTAAGATAACGTCCCACCTCCACATTGTACCTAGGAGTTCTAGGCTGAATGACACGTGGAGCTGGGTCGGGCTTTGCGGTAATGTTGAGTTTTTCCGCCTTCACGAACGTTGAAAGCCAAGCGTCCTTCGCCTTTACAGGCTGTACCTCTAACGACCTCACAGCCTCCTCATAACGCTCTCTCTTGCGACCCGCATAGAACCCCAAGAATTCTTGGGGTGTCATGCGGGTGGTCCTAGGGAGAACTTTAAGAAGCGACCTGCGAAACCGGGACAGTTGGTTAAACGCACCGAGGATGGGCTTTGGTGTGAGCTCGAGTTGACCATTCTTTTCCACCATATACACGCGCTCCACCAATCCT